GTGGTCTGGAATGTCTCAGACGACATGAAATCCGTCATCAAGGTGGTCCAATCGCCGGGCGACATCACGACGAAGTCGGGCGCCTCGCCGCCGGCCAGGGCCGTGGTGCGGACGATGAACTTGATGAAGGCGATGCGGGTGGTGATCGCCCCGGCGGTGGGGATCAACGTCGACTGCCAGAAGGTGTTGCCGGCCGCGTTGCGGTTGATGCCGCCATAAGTGCTGACGTTGGTGCCGTCGTCGTAGGCCTGTAACAGGCTGTCGACCTGGGTCGGCTGGCCGGCATTGTTGGTGAACAACGCGGTCGAGATCGCCTGCAGCGCCACCGTCTTGGCGTCGGCCATGCGGGCTTTCAGGATCGGAACCACGACTTCACTTGACTGGATCAGCGCCTCCATGCCCATGAACGGAACCGGAATAACGCCGAGCTTGAGGTTGAACTCAGCGTTCTGCGCCGCGGTCTGCACCGGCGGCTGCGGGAATACGCCGGAATAATCAGACCAGGAGAAGTTGACGAACGAGCCGCCCTGCACCGGGACGGTGACCTGGCTGACACCGCCTTTCGCGCGCTGCGCGTTGCGCAGCAAGAGCGATAGCAGCGGGGTTGACTTGTAGAGCTGGACCACCAGCCGCGGGACGAATGCGCGCCGGGTGAGAGCGACCAGCTCGAGACCGATCGCGCCCGATGGGACGATGCCCACGCCAAGTTGCGGCATTTTACTGTTCCTCTCTCTTATGCCGGCGGGGCATCAATGCGGGACAGAGAGGTGGTGTTAGGTTCCTTCGCTGCGGATTTCGTTCAACACCTTGCCGATCTCCTGGTCCGCCCAGGCGTCGGGATCGCCGAACAAAAGTTTCAGCTCCGCATCGCCGTTATCCTGTCCGAAATTCCATCCGGTGCCAAGGTAGCCGTTGGCGGGTTGCGCGGGGACCGGGTTCATCCTTTCCCACAGCGCGGCGGCGGCATCCGGATCCGGGATCTTACGCTCGACCATGAGCTGCTTGATCTTTTCGAGACCTTCCTCGGTGTAGTGATGGTCCTTGCGCAGGCGGGAAAAGGCGGCGTTCAACGCGTCGTCGGCGGCGCGGTTGTTGACTCCATCGACATAGTCGCCGAATTTCTTTTCCAGATCCTTCATCTGGTTCATCACAGGCTCAAGGATGTCGCCTTGGGTCTGCACGTCGGGTTTGATGGTCTTGAGCAGCTTTTCCTGCTCGACGCGGGTCTTGGGATTTTTGAGGAGACCATCGAGCAGGCCATAACCTGCTCTGAGCGCCTTGAGCTGGTCCTCATCGACTTCGACCAATGGCATGGCTCACCTATTTCGCATAGTTGTGTTCGATCTTCATCTCGCCTTCCGAGCCCGGCGCACTCGGCGCGGCATCGCCGGCCTGGTGGTTACCTGACGGTACCGCCTTGGTGCCGAGCCGTGTACCGAACTGGTAGCCTTCCATCGGCACTTTGACGATCTGCGGATCAGAGTCGATCAAACGGGTATAGCTCGGGCCTGGAAATTTCGGGTTGGTGGTTTGGGCAACCATGTCTATCTCCTTCAAGCTGTAAACTGGCTTGCGCCTGGCGGTGGTCTGACCACGCTGGCAAGGCTTGGTGCGCCGGGGGCGCCACCGGGTAGTCCCTGAGCTGGACCGCCAGGAGCGGGAGCACCCGCGCCTGACGGCCCGCCTTGTCCCGCCCCGCCGAGCGAGCGCATCAGCGCCTGCATCGGCGCCTGTTGCTGGGCATTCTGCACGATGCCGCGAAGCGCGGAGTTCTGAATGCCGGGGATTTCGTTGGATGGCGGGATCAGCTTGCCGAACTTCTGCAAGGTCGAAAGCACCTCGGTGTAGGGCTTGGTTCCCTGCGGCAAATTCGGCAGCGCGCCCTCAAGCAATTTCATCGCCTCGCGCACCTGGGCGAGCGCGTTGGCGGCAAGTCCCGGTGTTCCGCCGGGCACACCTGCCGGCGCAGCCCCCATCGGAGGCTGGGCCATGGCGGGAGGCAGTTGATCAGGCGGCACAGCCGGATGTCCCTGGCTGGGCCGTCATGTGCTTTCGGAAATTACTTCCGACCGCGACGATGCCGGCGACGACGAGCCATTGCACGCTCCTGGATTAAACGCGAGGGGGCTTCGAGTCTGACCCTCGCGGGGTTAACGCTTCGGTCCCGGCTTGCCCTTTAAGAGCAGTTCTGGATGTTGCTGTAGCATTGCCGCCTGTTGGGCCTGCCGCTCCCTCAAACGCTGGATCAGGGTATCCTCGCGAGGTGGGTGCGTCAACATGATGAGTTCCTCGGGTCCGATGGCGCCGGCCTTGGCCAACATGAAGGCCTTGCGCTCGGCATCCTCGGAAAAAACCGGGCTTGCGGTGTGGCTGTCGACGGTGACGCGGTAATCGTCGGGCAGTTGCGACAACATGAACTCGACCTTCTTCTTGTCCGCGCCGGAATGGAACGCCTTCGCCTCCATTGCTGCCAACAGCTTGAAGGAAAAATCTCCGGCCTCGGCGAGCTGGCGCTCGGTCAGCAGCGCGCGGTCGCGCATCCGGGGCGAAGAGTTGCGCGCCAGCGTAGAGGCCTGGGCCTGGCTTCTCACCCCGGTCTCGCCCTGGCCCAGCATGATCGGGGTAAAGCCGGCGACATCGTCGAAATACCTGATGGTGCTCTCGATCCGCTCGAACAGCTCCTTCGGTATGTCCGGCGCCAGGGTCTCGATCTTGGCGTTCGGGGTATCCTCGGCGAGGAAGCCGCCGGGCCGGCGCAGCGCGCGATATTTCTCTTGCGTGATGCCACTAAATCCGATGAAGGCGCGCGGCGGATCTGATTTCAGCTTGGTCAGGCGGTTGATGGTGTTGACCTGGTCGTTCAACAGTTCCTGCAACTGCTTGATCTGCTCGACTTCGGAATAGCCCCAGAAATAGCCGTCGACCTCGTTGGGTGCGACCTTGGTGAAGGGGTGCTCGCCCTTGACGCGTGAGAGGTTCTGCTTGCGGTATTTGCCCTCGACGACGATGTCCTTGACCATGCGGATGGTGGTGTAGTCCTCGATGTCGTTGTCGACCACCCACAGCTCGTCCATGGCGATCAGTTCGCCGGCGATCTTGGCGTTTAGCATCGGGATCGGTATCCCCGAGATGCCGACGCTGCCAAACCCGGTTGACGCGGTGGACTGCGTGTTCACCGGGTTGATGCCGCCGACAATGATCTGGTGAAAGAAATCATCGCCCAATTCCTCCGGGCGTTTTTCGCCGGCCTTACTGGCCTCGATCTCTCGGATGATCTGTTCCTGGTCCGGGTTGTTGACGATCAACCGCGCAAACTGGTTCTTGGTCAAATAGGTGCGGTGGACGAAGGCCTCCTGGTAATTGAGATCGGTAATCGCCTCGTTCATCACCCCGAAACTCTCGGGGTGGATCACCCAGGGCTGGATGCCTTCCTCGCTCCAGACCTGCTTGAGGAGGCAGGCGCCCTTGACCAGCCCGAAATTGACAGCTTGCGCGAACTCAAGGTCGATGCCGCAGCGGTGGAACTCGCGGTTGAGAAAGCGCGAGGATCCCGACGCCATTTCCAGGAAGGCGGCGTCCATTTCCATGTCGAACTCGATCTGGAAACGGGCGTCGACCGGCGAATACAGTAGGCTCGCCAGCCGGTCGATATGGGCAAACACCTTGTTGTAGAGCGCGCGGGTGCCTTCTCTCGTGCCGGTCCAGTAGTAGGACAGGTATTCCTTGTACATTTCAGACCGGGTTTCGCGGGACACGAAGCATTCGTCGATCAGGTCGCGCGCCCAGGGTCCAATATCGCGATTGGGCAGTAGCATTGTCTTACCTCGGCCGGATCACGCGCGGCACCGAGGAGATCCCGAGCGCGCGGCCGCGGGAGTGCAGTGCTGACATCACCTTTGATCCAGCGTCGGCCTCGGGGCCTAATCTGGCATTGACGAGGAAGGCCTGCGCGGTCGACAGCGGCGCGCCGCCGGGACCGCCGCCCCAGAAGCCTTGCACCGCGCGTTTTTGTTCCGGATTGAGCGGGA